GCTCTTCTACTGGACCGGCCGCTGGGCATACGAATTACAGAATCGCCCGCGCACCTGCAAGCCAGAGCACATGGGAAAGCTGAGAGTCTACGAACGCGATCGCAAGCGATTCGGACCGGCGACTATCGCCTCGCCGATTCGCGAGTTGCTGTCGCTCTCACCGTATGACCTGGCTTCTGTTGGCGAGGCGTACCGAGAGCGCGCTGCTTCTCGAGCGCTGAATTGACGACTCCGACAGAGGCGCCCGCTTCTGGACGCTTGACGATCCCTTGTCCAACTAATCCGTTCTGTTCCAGCAAGCGAGCGGCCGTTGTTTCTTTCTCTGCCTCGATCGGGGGTTGTTCCTCGCGCAATTCACATCGCGCGCGCGCCCGGCGCCGTAATAGCAAATCGCTTCCCTCGCGGAGTAGTGCGTATGCCCGTTTCCACTCAGGATTGGCAACTGACTTCGCTTTGTCTGAAGCCCAATCCGACAGCACTGCAAGATCGTGATCGCTGAAATCGCTATCGCTGTTCGGAAGCACGTCAGACAGCGACACCATGGTTCTATTGCTTTGCGTTCCCATACAGTCTCCTCACTCACACATCCGGGGTATAGCTCCCGGTCGCTTGGAATCTTGATCTTACTTGTTGACTGCCTTGCACTCTTCGACCTCGGTTTGCCCCGTGGCCGTCTGCAGCAAGGTTCGATCGTAGTAACATGTCGGCTCACTTTTCAAACAACTGAGCAGAGCCTGGCAAAGCGACGGCGCCGTGTATGGCGTGCCGCTCTTGGCATAAACCGAATAGGTCGGGTGATAGCCGCAACCGACGATGACCAACAACGCAAATCCTGCGAGATACCTGAGATGCTTCATTTCGACTCCTCAAAATGGAATGATGCTCCGCACGCCAGAATGCGAGCTCCATCGTCCGTGTGTCCCCGCTCGCGGAGGATTTGAGTCAGCCAGTTTCGATAACAGTGCTCATGTGGAAGATGCTGCTCGATGCACACGATCACCGTCTCCCCATTCTCCAATGCGTCCGCCGTCATGTGCAGACGCTGTTGATTCATGAGATCGGGCTCATCGATCAGCATTGCTCAGCCTTTGCCGACGAATGCGCTGTTGCCTGGCCGAAATGCCTGTGCGACGCCGCTCCCTGCGAAGTCCATTTGCGTTCAATACAGCCGATGCTTGGGGCGGCGTGCGCGTCACTTTCGCGTCCTGCTCTGCGCGCCGCATGTTCTGCAACAGCATTCGGTCAAGTCCCAAAGCTGCCACGACAGCGTGCGCCATCATGAGCGTGGTTCCTTTTCTCTCTTCCATCACCGACCATCCTTTTCGACCGCGGCGACGAGCCGAGCGATCAACTGGTTTGTCTTGCGCTGCTCTTCGAGAATCTGCTGCGGCGTAGGATCGGGCAAGATAAATGAGCCACTCCACGACTTTTCGCTTACCGATGCCGGCTGCGATGGAATCGTAGAAAGCGCTGGGCACTGGTGCGTGCATCCGCCAGGTATGAATTGTCCGCACTGTGGGCATAGACCGCCGCACGAAACGAAGTTCGCCGCGCTCGCCGGGCCGCTCGAGTTCTGCGTGCCGAACGTAGACATGGCGGCGTCGACTTTCGGGATTACGATCGACATCGCCTTATCCACAAATGAACCCCCTGGGATGCGCTCTGCCATGATGCCTATTCCTCACGCCGCCAGCAGCCGATAGTCTGAAAACACTTCTTTGACCCCATAGCGCAGCGCGTCGCACGCGTGATCGTTGATCTTGATCGGAGCCTCTTCGCCCACCTTGGTCTTTTTGTCATCCCACATGTACGCGGGAATCTCATTGAGCAGAGGCTTGCAATCCTCGTGCACCCGGATCAACTGCCTGGCCATGACCGTACTGGTCTTGCGGATGCCATCGAGAACATCGTTATCCGCGTCGACCACCCAAAGTCCCCGGCCCTGGAGCTCGAGCTTGAAGCTTGCCGCCGATGGATCGACGACGAAGCGTGGGAGCCCGTGCCGCGAATCGACCAGGTTCGATCTGCTCAGCGTGCCATCGCTGAGAATCAATCCCTCGGGGCTGATCCATTTTGCGATGTCATCCGCATACTGAGCATCGGTCTTTTGCTTCATCTCGCGATCGGAATCCCACCAGTACATGCGATCGATCCAGAGCGCGTGGCCATCGTCGATCGCCTCGAGCGCGCAGAATGGGTTTGCTGTGCCGTAGTCGATGAAGACCAGGTTATCAACGTATCCTCCCCATCCGTACAATCCAACCGGCCGGGTCGCATCGTTGTACTTGAGCTCATCTTTCCAGCAGTCGCGATAGATGGCGCCCTGCGCGGCAACCCACTGGCCGAGAATGAAACGCAGATAGAAGACGCCAAGCTGTGAAGCCTTGATCCGCTGCTTTTCTTTCTCGTCGATATTTGGGTTGTCATCCAGATCGAACGTCATCACGTTCAAATCCGGCTCAAAGTTCTTGTTGTCGAGAACCTCAGTCTTGAAGAAGTGATTCGGATTGTCCGGGTTCGTGGTCGCGTACATCCGCGATCCGCTGGGCGACATGCGCAAGAACAACTGCATGACAAAAGACCGCGGGAACTTCACGATCTCATCGCATATCGCGAGCCCGATGGTCATGCCAAGGATGTTGGCCATCGAGCCCTCATCCTGCGCGCCCATCACAAACCACTGCGAACCGAACAGCCAGAGCTCACCGCTCGACTGGTTGTAGCTGTAATTCTCTTTGCCGACGATCTCGAATAGATCGAGCAGGACGTTTTTGTAAACCGTCTGCTTCGTTTTGCCAAAGATTACCCGGCGCCCTTCAACTGCATACGTGCACAGATGCACGATCAACTTGGCGGTGACTGCCCAGGTCTTCGACGATCGAACCGAGCCGATGAGAACGGTGTATTTCTTATCATTCTCCGGGCGGTTCATGCCGAACGCCCAGGCTTTTTCTCCGAATGGGTTTACTTTCGGTCCGAGAGCCGGCATTCATCCTCACACGTTTCAACTGTTTCGGCACGCGATCTGGCGGGAAGATCGCCGGAGCCACCTTGCTCAATTCCTCGATCGACGACTTCAACGCCTTGCGCAGCGTCTTCTTGCGCGCGTAGCTGCCGTGCTGCATAGCCACATGATGGAAGCCGAGAAGCATCAACGCCTCATCGCCGGTACCAGCGGCCCACGCCTCGACGAGATCAGCCAGCGCGTTCATCGCCGCGGATTCCTTTTCACGTTCGGCCATCAAGTGCAGCGCCGTGTGGCGCCAGCCTTCCGCATTGAGTTGCTTCAAGGTCTTCACAGCCCGATTCCATTGGCGCGCATGATCTCCGCTTGCACCTGCGCCGTCGTGAATCCCTGGTTCACCATCCAATCGACGTCGCCATTGAGCTTGCGATTCGGATCGAGCCTGGCGCACATCTTAGCGATCTGCTCTCGCGTCGCAGATTCGAAAGCGATCCGCATGTCCACGCGACCCGGCCGCAACAGCCGCTCGTCAATGAGCTCCGGGTGATTCGTGGTCATCACGATTACCGCTCCATCTGGCGCCGTGATGCCGTCCATGCAATTCAGCAGCCCGCTGAGTGTGATGCCTTCGCTGCCGTCGTCGCCGTCGCCCTGCACAACTTCCGTGTTGCTCGGTGGCCCCTTCCTCTTCGGCCGCTGCGTATCGCTCGGCAGAACGGCATCGACGTCTTCCATCAGCAGCATCGATCGGCGCGGTAGGCTCATCATAAGCTCGACTAAGCGCTGGTCATTCATCCCAGGCCCGGCGATGTTGAGCAGGTGCAGGTGCAAACCGAAGTGACCACACAGCGCCGATGCCAGCGATGTCTTGCCCGTTCCAGGCTTACCCTCGAAAAGTAGATTCAAGTGGTATGGAATTCCACGCTGGCTGTACGCCGTGCGCGCCGCAAGAAATCTTTCAATCGCCCCGACAATGCGCTCCTGATCAAGAGCCGGCAGATCGACTGTTTCGATCTTGCGCGATTGGTACGTGTAAAGCCGCCTCCACCATCCACCCGTCGAGATATAGCCTCTTGCCTTGCGATTCTCCTCACGCGATGCGAACGTCGCAATCTCAGCCATGAGCTCACGAAGAATTTTTTGATTGGTTCCCAAGACCGTGATCGTCATTGTTTCCGGGCCTTGCGATTTACCAATACCTTCGGAGCCGCTATTCGTTGGCTTGTCCTTGTTGTAATCGAGCCACACCAGCTTACGACCGTGCCTGAAGAAGTGTCGTCCATACGACGGAGCAAACAGCATCTTCGAAAACTCTGAGAACTCTTCATCTGCTTCGCGGTGCAGCGAGCACATCAGGTTTCTAGTGCGCTTCGAATATGGGTGCGCATCCAGCCACAGGCGAGCCCATTCGAACAACGGGTCGCGATCAACGATCATCACCGAAACAGTGAACCGCCCCTTGATCCATTTGAGCAGATGATCGGGAACTTGACGAAGCAGCGCCATCACAGCGCCCGCAAGCATTAGTACCAAACCGCCGCCGAAAAACTGATTCTGCATGAGAGATGGAAGCATCATTTTTCCATTCTACAGAACCGCCGTGCCCAACTGGAATGGTGAGAAATTCTCTTTGCACGACTCACACCGCTTCATCACCGGACCCCAGGGGATCAACGCGGCATGACAGCGCGGGCAGAATCCGTGCGCGCCTGGTTTCACTTTGACCGGTTTCTGTTCCTTTACCTTGACCGGCTTCGGCGGCTTCTCAACCTTTGGCGGTTTGGGCGGCTTCGGAATTCTTACCGGCTTTGGCGCTGCCACTTGTTTCTTCCGTGCAATCGGCTTCAGTAGCTTCGGCGCGATCTCAATCAGCTTGCCCGGCCGCTCGCTCTTGTTCCATTTCCGCGATCGACACTTGGCCGATGCGCATTGAGCAGGAGGATTGTCCACATCCTTCACAGGCCAGGTGAACGAGCACGTCTCACAAATCCAGCACAACCGCATTCCACGCATGGAATAAGTTTAGACCATTTGAGTGCACTTGCACAAAAGCTAAATCCGAAGCGTCATTCGCCCTCTGGCGGCTTTTTCTCTGACGACTCCTGTACAGCATCCGCCGATCCATCGGCAGCGTTTGCCGGTTTCTCCTCAGTGGGCGCCGCGGTCTTCATCGATCCGTCTGCATTCACGATCGACTTCCCGCGCGGCACCGGCCCGGCCATCAGCGCATCGAACAGACTTTTCAGTTGGCCTCCGCCGCTATCCGGACGGTTGCCGGCCGTGTCCGACTGGCCCAGGTGCTGTTTGCCAAGCCAAATCAACATCGTTACGTTCTTGTTCTCGACTCCGACCTGGTACTGAGCTCGCTTGATGCTCACTTTCATTTTGTCCCAGCCGCGCTTCATCTCTTCAGAGAACCGCCGCTGCAACGTGTCTTCCGAACACCCGACCATCGTCGCAATCTCTTTTTGATTGCAGCCGATCGACGCTAGCTTCTCAATCAGCGCCGGATCATGCTCTTTGGGAACGGGACCGAGATGCTTTGCTTCGGGTTGTGGGTCGGACTTCTTTGCGCCAGGCTTTGCCATTCACGCGATCATTCCCCTTTGCAATGCGGCGAGCGAGAATGTCAACCAGCCCTTTTTTGTTTGCTGACCGCGTGGCTTTTACTACTGATTTGACGTCTGAGTGAACTAGGCTCTTTGTGCGTTTCGGACTGACGGCCGAAGTCGAAGAGGTCGACGGAGATGAAAACTCTTGTGAAGACCCGGATGGGCGGAGTGGATGGAAGAGGCTTGAGATGTCCTCTGGCTTCGTGGGTCTGTTCGAAGCGTTCGCGGAATAGGAGAGTTTCTAAGGGAGATTGCTGTATGCGTTTCGGAACCGCCACTGCGTGGCGGCATGAGGAGCATTTGAGAATGCCAGAACGACAATCGTACTGGCTTTTCATGATGCTAGTCCTGGGAGAAGACCGAAACCGATCCAGCGCTCTATTTGCCTTTTGCTTGTTCGCTGTTCTGAGAAGTTCATGGCGGCGATTCCTTCGCTGTCGTGGTTGGTGAGTGCACATGAACTATTTTGCGATTTCGAGGGGATCGGGGGAGGGACGGGAGGTTCCTTCATGGTGAAGACGACAATCCAGCGGCCACGCTTGCCGATGAGCGTTCGGATTACTTTGCCTTGGTCGGCTAGCTTTTCGTAACGGGCGATCTCGATGGGATCGATATCGAACATGTGCTGACCGAGATGGTTCCGCAATCTCGCAAGGCGCGTACTTGGCAAGGCATTGTCTCCTGTTGTAGTTACACGTATGCGCACATTTGAAGGGCCGTGGAATCGCTCGGCTAGTGCGCTATGAGGAAAAGAAACCTGCTCATAAGAATAAGGATTTTTGTCGCCTTGTCAAACAGAAAGATCAGGACCGACCATACAGCCCACGGTAAACCGTGGTATAGAGATTGGAAAAATCACGGCGTATGTGATTGATATTTATTGTTTTGATTCCTGTTGGTGCTCTTTGGTAAAAGCTGGGATAGACGCCTAACCATTCGGCACGGCCGCTTGACCGTCAATATGGCGCCGGCAGATTTCGAGAACCGTGCGCACCTTCGACAAGTCCAATCGCTCTTGCTCATCGCGAATTTTCGTTTCCATGTCGATCCAGTAGGGAATAAGCGGCAATCCAGGTCCGGATCGATGGGCGTCTATGATGGGCAGTTGCGCAGCGACATTCTCAGGTCCAAGGCCGCCCGCGTAGCCATAGATGCGACCATCACACACAAATGGGACTTATATACTTGAGTCCCTAAGCTGCGAAAATATCCTTTTCGATGACTTCGTAAATGTGGACATGCTGACTCTGATGAGTAAGCGCCATTGGGATGATCCACGCGAGGTTAGAGACAACGACCGGCAATTCGTCAAGGTGCCAGACCATCACCGATTCAGTCTCCATGGTCCTGACCTGAGACAGTTTTTCGGTGTCAAAAGCATGGAAGAAATCGACTTGCCACTCAGG